CCGCGTGGAGGTTTGCAAGTCGCTGGTCTGTTGAGAGTCTGGCCATGGGTGTGTCCTTCAATTGCCGGGATTTTATGTCACCGACAACAAAAGCACCACAGTCATTTAAAACCTTAACCCTATTGTGAAACCCAAACGGTTCAGGCGCACCCAGACCTTCCTGATGCGCCTTCAGTAAACACCCAGTACGGACGATTACACCCGCCAGCCTTTCGAGTCACAGGCGCTAGCTTCGACACCTGTTTGTGTGCTTTTGCAGACTCTATCCCACCAGTAGCACTTCTCGATTGATCCGCTGACGACGACCAGTGGCCCTGTCCAGATCCAATCCAGTCAATTGTTTGGGTAGGGTTCTGAGTCCCTTGTTCAGCCGGACTAACTTCGGTTCCGGCCCCAGAAAGCAAAAAGCCTTTAGTTCCTGCTTTCCATGGTCGCAACATGTCCCATTGAAGGGAGAAAGCAGAGGCTAAAGGCTTCTGAGTTTGTCCAGTGTTGCGACCACTTGACGGTTTGAATTATAGCCATTTCCGTGCGACCTGAAAATAAATTTGAAAAGTCTTTGAAAATAGTTCTGGTGTGTACTATAATCTAACCAACGCAACAAGGAAATCAAAATGAATTTATCACAAGCTGCTGACATTCTTGGTCTTACACCGGGAACCACGGCCGACGAAGCCACGGTAAAGGCTGCGTTCCGCCGTGCTGCTCAAAAATACCACCCTGACAAAGGTGGCAGCACTGAAATGATGCAGGCTGTAAATGCGGCTTATGACTTCATGCAAGCGAACTATGGAACTGTGCCGAATAGTGAATCTGGTGCTGAAGGATACGGCGATCGCCTAAACGATGCGATAAACGCAATCATCCACCTTCGCGGGCTGTCCATTGAGGTGTGCGGGTTGTGGGTTTGGGTGTCTGGCGACACGCGCACGCACAAAGAGGCTTTGAAGGCTGCCGGTTATTTTTGGGCATCCAAAAAGTTTATGTGGTATTTCCGCCCAGCTGAACAAGCCGGGAGCCGCAAGAATGGCGGCAAAGCGATTGATGAGATACGCAGCAAGTACGGGAGCGTTGCAGTTAAGCAGCGCATGCATGCTGCTATTGCTTAGGGTGTCACACAGCGGGTTTCCCCGCTGTACAGCCTGAAATTATCAGAGTGACGATTTTATTTTACACCTACGTTGAAGGAAACCATGAGCAAGCCTAAATCAACCCGGCCCGTTGGCCGACCGCCAATCGCCAACCCGGCAACCATGCGCATCACTGCCAAGGTGACGCCTGAGCAGCACGCAGCATGGATGCGCCTTGGGTCTTCGGTGTGGTTAAAAATGATGCTGAGAAAGGCGACTGAGGCTTCGTAGACCTACTTCCACCGATGCTGAGTTGCAATCGGAATGACCGTCTTGGCCACGGATGCAGGAATGCGCTGCACAAGGTTGATTGCATCGAGCATCGGGTCCAGCTGGTCATCGTGCGCGCCGGAGGGGAATGATTCGACCTCTGCAAGGAAGTCGGAAAGCCACGGCGCATCCTCTGGCAACAGGCAATTGCCGGACTCGATGAATGGCGCTGCATCGTGCCCCCGGCTTATCTTGTCCTTGTTGCGCTGCACTGGTACCACGGCCACGCCCTCCCGCCGCAGGGTTTGAATCAGGCCGGTACCTGACACCTTGTCCTCGACGTACAGGCCTCGGAGCGCGGCCTTTTGGTAGACCGGCAGGGTATCGTTGAGGTGCTTGAGCCAAAATGCGCGCGTCTTGATGATCAGCTCTGGCGATTCCCACTTACCCCGGATCTGGTCGAGCATGACGGCTTGGCCGACGGTTGAGCGCCCCCAGCACTGGAGAACGCTGTAGTCATTGGCTTCGCCGGTCTTTTGCGCGGTGTCAGCCGTAATCACCCGGAATTCAAGCTGCGGCGGCAGGTTGCGCCAGTACCGGAACCAGTCGAGCCTGAGAATGCCGCCGCCGCGTGGGGCTGGTCGCTGTTGGAGCTGTCCGGCGCTGCCATAGCTTCCGAGCGTGCGTTCCAGCTCCTTCACCTGCGCCTCCCCGAAGCGCTCAGGGAACATCAATTCTCCCGCCTCGGTGCGCGGATCAGTCCAGCCGATGCTGGTCGTGCACCGGTGCGCCGGGTCAAAGCGCATTGGGATGCACAGATGCACATAGGGCAAATCCATCTCCAAGATGACGCCGGATACATCTTTTTCGTGCAAGCGCTGCATGATGACGACAATCGCGCTTTTCTCGGAGTTGACCCGGGTTGGCAAAGTTTCGGTGAATGCAATGCGAGCGGCCTCAAGTTTTGCCGCGCTGTTGGCGCTGTCTGCGCTTATTGGGTCGTCGAGGATGATTCTGTCACCACGAACCCCGGTCATAGAGGTGAAGCTGCGCGCCTGTCGAATGCCCTTCTTGGTGTTGCCAAATTCGCGCTTGCCGTCCAAATCCGCAAGCAGGTCAATCGGCCACAGCTCTTGATACCACTCCGACTTGACCAGATCCCGGCAACGCCTGCTGTCCCTGATGGCCAACTGCTCTTCGTGCGCCGTGCCGACGTAGCGCATGTGAGGCATCCCGCGCGGCCCCCACTCCCAAGCTGGCCAAATAACTCCGGTCAAAAGGCTTTTCATGCTGCCCGGCGGAACGTTCATCAACAGCCGGTTGATTCTCCCGTCGGTGACGGCCTCCAAGTGCAGGCAGATAGCATCAAGCGCCCATCCCCACTTCAGCTCCGCCGCTGGTTCCAGCACACGCCAAGCGCGCTGTGCGAAGTCTGCCAGTGAGAGCCTGCACAGCTTTCGTTCACAGTTGAGCAGGTCAACGTGGCTTAGCAGCATCTTTGGCGGCCATGATGGCGCGCAGGGTGGTAGCGCTGAGCTTTGACACGTCCAGCGTAGCAACGGCCATTGTGCCGCTGATATCAATCTTGTCAGCAACAACCCCGGACGCTTTGCCCCGTGCGACCTCCGCAGTGATTGCTGCGCTGTATTGCTTTTCTTTGGCTGCCATGTTGCGCAGTCTAAGCAGGTCGTCCAAGTGGCTTTCGAGCGTGATCTGAGCCTTCTTTGCAACTGGCGCACGTAGTTCTTCCACCCTTGCTGCAACGTTGCTGTCTGCCATCAAACGGCTGGCCGCTTGGTTTACGGTCTCCGGCTTTGTCTTTGCCCCAACAGAAAACGCCGCCCGGTATGCATCCGACTGGTTTACGCCGGTCACTATGGCCTGCGCGAAGGCTTCCTGCTTAGGGGTTAGTGCCATCACGCCGCCTCGTTGTTTTGGAGCGCACGGATCGGAGTTACACCGTCCAGCACTGGAGGGCATCCAGTGTCCTGTTCTTTCGTGCGCGTTGTTCTTTTCGGGTAAGGCTTGGCGAGTGGCGCGATCTGTTCGCGCATCGCTGCATCCAATGGCATAAGGTATTTGTGTTTAATGAGCTTTACAGACCTGATTACTCCTTTGTTTTTCAACTCGGTAGCGTACCCTCTTCGCCCTGTTCTTATTGTCTTGGTATGAACTCGTTTTCCGGTTGCGACATATTCAAACTGCTCACATGGATTCGTTACGCCTTCATATATCCAACCATTTGCCTGATAGACACCGCCGTGGTGCCCTTGCTCTGGGTCTGCGTAACTTACGACAAGCCTTAGCCCAGGCGATTGTGATTTTAAGAACTTTAAGCAAATCGAGAGAATCCTTGATATTTCAGTTTTGTGGTTTTTAAAAGCGACTCGCGTTAATTCGCAAATTTCCCTTGGTTCTATTTTGTAGGGGCAATGCGCCTGCGGTGCTGCTCCCATTGAAAAAATAACAACCCCGACAAAACAACCATCCTCCCAAGCCCCAATTTTTACTGTCTTAAAGCTAGGCATACACCCGCTGTAATGCCAATTCACACAAGCGAATTTAGCCGCCTCATGCGTCGCCCAATCAATCTTGAGTGTCGGCTTACTTGTGGAACTCATGGCCACACGCAGGGCAAATCGTTGGGTCTTTCTCGTCCAGCTTGCCTTGATCGTCTTCTGTGCCTGGCTCGAAGTCCGCCCCCAGGCCCATTGCGATCGCCAATTCTGGCGCGTCAAAGCCAAGCAGATCCATGTCGAAGCTGTCTTCGTGCAGAGATTCCAACTCTACGCGCAG